ATGACCCAAACTCAGATTGTCAAGGCGATGGCCGAGGCTTGTGAAATTCCCAACGTCAAGGCGCGCCAGGTACTCACGTTTCTCTCCGACACCGCTATCAAGGAAGTGAAGAAGAACGGTCTTTTTGTGGTGCCGGGACTCGGCCGGCTCGTCCGCGTGGAACGGAAAGCGCGCATGGGAAGAAATCCTGCGACCGGTGAAACCATCAAGATCGCCGCCAAGAAGGTGGTTAAGTTCAGGATCGCGAAGAGCGCTAAAGACGCGATCGTACCGCCGAAAGTCAAGAAGTAGAACTGTCGTCCCCCTGCATTAGAGTAATCCGGCCGGCTGGCTGATAGAAACAACCGGCTGGCCGGGCTTCCCGCCTTTTTTCGACCGAAATTTCCACTACTTTCCTCCCTACAAAATCGCGTTCACCGCGATTCAAAAACTCAATTTGGTTTGTAATCAACAGCTTCACTGCCGTGGTGTGCATGGCTCGCACGTTTGCGATGGTAGCTTTCGACTGGGAAACAAATGCGCGCCGGAATCTTTCGGCGGCGTTTCCAGGCGAGGGCTCACATGGAACAAAGAGAAGCTCTGAAATATCCCGGGGATGACTGGGCGGCGGTCGAGCAAGTGATCGAAAAGATGCGGGAGAGTTTATTCGCTGAAGGCGCAAAACCGCCTGTCGCGGATTTGATGCGCCTGCTCGAGTTCAGGCGTGATCTGGCGCAGGCACAACCGGGCCCGCTCACAGCAAGATGGATTGAAGAATGCCCGCAAACGCCAGACTGCGGGGAATAAAGTACTGCCCGCTGCCGAGCCAGAAGAAATTTCACAATTCGGAGGCGCGGTTCAAAGGTTTTTCGGGACCGATCGGGTCGGGGAAAAGCGCGGCGCTTTGCCAGGAGGCAATCCGGCTGAGTTATCTGAACCCCGGGCGAACGGGGCTGATCGGATCGCCGACGTATCCGATGTTGAAGGATTCGACGCTGTTGGCGCTGCTGGAGACGCTGAACGATAACGAAGTTCCGTTCGAGCTGAACAAAGCGGAAAACGTGCTGACGATGACGGACTCGGGATCGCGGATCCTGTTGCGGGCGGTGGATGAGTTTGAGCGGTTGCGCGGCACGAACCTGGCGTGGTTCGGGCTGGACGAACTGACGTACACGATGGAAGGCGCGTGGCTGCGGCTCGAAGGCCGGCTGCGCGATCCGAGAGCGACGCGGCGCTGCGGATTTGCGGTATGGACGCCGAAGGGATTCGATTGGGTCTACCGGAAGTTCGTTTCGAAACAGGTGGAAGGCTACGAGGCGATTCACGCCAAGCCTTTCGAAAACCGGTTCCTGCTGAAGCAGGTGCCGGATTTCTATGAGCGCCTGCGCGGCAGTTACGACGAGAATTTCTACCGTCAGGAAGTGCTGGGCGACTACCTGAACGTACGCGGCGGTTTGGTGTATCACGCGTTCGATCGGGAGAGGAACGTGAGGCGGATGGAGGTGGATCCGGCGCGGCCGGTGATCTGGGCGCTGGATTTCAACGTCGATCCCATGTGTTCGGTGATAGCGCAGGTGGAGCGCAACGGCGAGGTCCGGGTGTTGGACGAGATCGCGCTGCGGCGGGCGACAACGGAGCAGGCATGCGAAGAATTCGAGAAAAGGTTCGGACGGGTGCAGGCGGGCGTGGTGGTGTATGGGGATGCATCCGGAGCGTCGATGAATACCACGGGGTATTCGGACTACCAGGTGATACGGAATTATTTCGCGTCGCACCGCGCGAAGGTTGTGTACCGGGTCCCGAAGGCGAATCCGCCGGTGCGGGACCGCGTATCGCTGGTGAACGCCCGGCTGCGGAACGCGCGGGATGAGGTGCGGTTGTTCGTGGATCCGAAATGCAGGGAGCTGATCGAAGACTTCGAGCAGGTTTCCTACGAGGAAGATTCCACGCAGATCGATAAGGACAAGGACAGGAAACGGACTCACTTGTCGGATGCGCTGGGGTATCTGATCTGGCAGGAAGACCGGAGCGGAACGATCGGGGAACGCGGAGAGAGGCTATTTTGACGACTAACTCACATATCGAACAGGAGCATCCGGACTACACGGCGAGGGCGCGAATGTGGCGCCGCTACCGTCACCTTTATGCGGGGGGTGAGCACTTCCGCGAGAACGCGGCGGAATACCTTTTGAGACGGCAAAAGGAGCCGATCGAGGTCTATCAGGAGCGCCTGGCGCGTGTCTTTTACGAGAACTATCTGGGCTCCATTGTGGACTGGTATACCGCGACATTGGTCAGGCGGGAGCCGGTATTGGAATTCGAAGGCACGAACGATCGCGCGAAGGATTTCTTTGCCGCATTCGTGCAGAATTGCGATCTGCGCGGGACGACGCTGACGCAGTTTTTCAAACAACAGCTGACCGAAGCGCTGGTTTGCGGGAAATCGTACGTGGTGGTCGATTTTCCGCGCACCGACGGCCCGGCGTTGACGCGAGCCGACGAAGATGCGTCGGGGCGCAGCCGGGCCTATCTGGTGTCTTACAGCGCTGATGAGCTGATCAATTGGAGTCACGATCAGCGGGGCGAACTCGAGTGGGTAGTGATCCGGACGTCATTGCTGAAACAAGACAGCGTCAAGACGTTGGGGTGGAAGCGCGAGACCCGGTGGATCTACTACGACCGGGAAAGGTTTGAGATCTATGAGCGCATGGGCGCCGATCAGAAGGCGATTGAGCTGGTGGATCAGGGCAGTCATGGATTCGCCGGGATCAGGCGTGTGCCGGTCTTCGATCTGAAAGTCAGCGAGGGGCTCTGGCTCGCGAATAAGATCGCGTTGCTGCAACTGGAGCATTTCAACAAGTCCAACGCTTTGGGATGGGCCTTGACTATGGGGCTGTTCGCGATGCCGGTTATTTATTCGGAACGCGAGTTCAACCAGATCACCGGCGAGAGTTATTACATCCAACTGGGCCCGGAAGACAAGTTCGGATGGACGGAGCCCACGGGCAACGTCTTTCAGATCGCGGCAGACAACCTGGGACGCCTCAAGGATGAGATCTACCGCATCACCTATCTGATGCAGCAGGCGGGCGATGGGTCCGGTTCGAACCAGTCGGGGCTCAGCAGACAGTGGGATTTCAGCGTGACGCAGGAGATCCTGCGGGCTTACGGTGCCATCGTCAAGGATTCGATTCGAAACGTGTTAGGCGCGATAGTGGCGGCGCGGCAGGACGACCTTGGCGTCGATGTCGTGGGGTTGGACGAATTCGATATTACCGACTTCAGCACCGAGGCGAATGACGCGAAAAGTTTGCTGGCCCTGGGGATTCAGTCGCCAACGCTGACGAAACAAATTCAGAAGCGGGTAGCGATGAAATATCTCTGCGATTCGCGGCAGGAGATCAAGAACCGGATTGCGGAAGAGATCGACGCGGCGGCCTAGGCAAGAGTATTCAGCGGAAAGGAAAAACGACTATGAGCGAACCAGTGAACGTGCAGGAGATCGTGCAGCAGGCGGTCGATGAATATATGCGGCAGGATACCGCGCGGCGGGAGCCGGCATACAAGACCGAACTGCAGGAGGAGAGACGTCGCCGCGAGCAACTCGAAAAGCGGGTGAATGAACTCGTGGAAGAGAACAAGCGCAGCCGCGCCGTGGCGGAAGAAGCCCAGCGCAGCACAAGTATCCGGACGGAGCTGCAGAAGCTGGGAGTGACGAAAGTCGACTTGGCCTATAAAGCGGTGCAGGACGGAATCGCGCGCGCCGAGGACGGCCGCCTGGTAGCGCGCGGAGAGAACGGCGAACAGTCCGTCGGGGAATTCCTTGCCGGTTTTGTTCACGATAATCCCGAGTTTCTGCCGGCCCGGATTGCCGGGGGCACAGGGGTCACGGGGGGCCAAAAGGCCGCGCACAGCGGGGGATTCGATCTGGACAAGATCAACCCGGCGATGAGCAAAGAGGAACTGGAGCGGGCGCGCCAGGAGATTTTGCGTGTGGTGACGACGCAGACATAGCGGGGAGTGTAGTCCTCGCTTCGCAGGTGAGAGAAGAGAAAGAAACGCTTTAAGGAGAACGATGCCTTCAATTACGTCAGCAAATGTAGCAAGCGCGATAGTCAAACTGGTGGCGGCCGATGCCTTGCCCGCCCTGGTGGGGAACCTCGTGATGGGGAACCTTGTGAATCGCGATTATGAACCGACCCTGGCACAAGCGGGCGATACCGTCAATGTGCCGATCGCGCCACAGCTTGTGGCCAATAATCTCGCGGATGTTACCGGCACCGGTAACGCGACGGTTGTGTCGCAGAATCCGAACCTCGGCAACGCGCAGATCGTGCTGAATACCCACTGCGAAGCAACCTTCCAGATTCCGGATGTGTTGAAGGTACTGGCCGTCCCGGATCTGCTGAGGGTGTACATGCAGCCCGCGGTGGTGGCAATCGCGGAGAAGATCGAAAGCGACCTTCTGAACCTGTATGCGGGCTTTACGGCGAACTCGCCTCTCGGTACGGCGGGAACGCCGGTAACCGAAGCGCTGCTTGACCAGGCGGAGACCACGCTCTTTCAGGCGCAGGTTCCGTCCAACGCGCCGAAGTACCTGATTGTCGACAGCAACACCTATTCGGCGATGCGTCAGATACCGCGTTTCAGCGAATTTCAAAATACGGGCGACGCCGGATTGCGGGCGCTGGTGGACGGCACGATCGGAAAGATCAAAGACTTCTTCGTCTTCCGGTCGCAGTATGTGCCGAAAACCGGCAGCGCGCCGATCAACACTCACAATCTGGCGTTCTGCAAAGACGCGATCGGCCTTGTGGTTCGCCGTTTGCCCCAGCCGTTGCCGGGAACGGGCGCGATTGCCGAATACGCCGAGTTGGGCAACTTCGGTATGCGCGTCACGATGAGCTATCAGCCGAACACTCTTTCACAGCAGTTCACGGTTGACGTGCTCTATGGCTGTGCGGTTCTGCGGAACGGATTCGCGGTTCAGATCAACAGCTAGTCGAACGAGACCGGTACACGCGGCTTCAGCCGCGTTTCTTTCGCAATCTAACGACGCGGCTGAAGCCTCGTGTACCGGAATCAGAGCCACCAGCAGAGGAGAAATCAATGGATTTGCGGTCGTACTACAAAAAGGTTCGGGAAGTGGACGCAGAGCTTATCGGGGAGCACCTTGTCGTGGTGAGCCTCGAGACGTCCGAAGGCGGCAAAGCCGGTGTGCGGACAGAAGTGCCTCGTTCAGTCGCGGCGAGGTTGATCGCGGAACAGCGGGCGCGCGTGGCAACCGATGAGGAAACGCTTGCGTTTCACGAGGCCCATCGCGAGGCGAGGGAGGCACACCAGCAGGAAGAAGCGGCGAAGCGCGTACAAGTGATGGTGATTCCGGCAAATGAACTCAAGAAGCAAAGAGAGCGGAGCTGACCATGGCACTGTTCGTGGATGGACCGGCGTCGACAATCGGCGATTTGACGGATCAGGACGCCGGCCTGCTCGAGGTTGCCCTCGTAACCGGCATCAACGTTTCGACAAAGCTGCGGCTGGCGGTAGAGGAAATTCGGACGGACCTGCATTTATGGCTCAACAAGCCGGTGCCGACCCTCGAACTGGTCTGGGGTCCGCGATTGCATATCGACCAAATAGTGGTCACTCCGTCATTGAAACGCTGGGAAACCATGCACGCGCTCGCGCTTGTCTACCGCGACGCGTACTTCAGCCAGCTCGTCGACCGGTATCAGGCGAAATGGCAGGAATACGCGAGGTTGACGCGAGACGCCAGTGAAAGCTTCATTGCCAGCGGGCTTGGTCTGGTGAGCGATCCGGTGATTCAAGCCGCGCCGCCGGTTCTTTCGACTGTCGCCGGGCCGCAGAGCGGCGGAACGTTTTACGCGAGCGTGACATGGGTCAATTCGACAAGCCAGCAGGGCGCCCCATCCTACGCGGCGTCTATTACGGTGACCGACGGCAATCTGATGACAGTCGCGGTGTCTGGCGCACCTAAAAATGCGGTTGGTTTCAACGTGTATGCAGGCACGTCGCTCTCCGCGATGTTCCTGCAGAATGACGTGGTACTCCCGTTGAGCACGCCTTTTCTATATGTTCCCGGGCAGGTGACACAGGGACCATTGCCGGGCAGCGGTCAAACGCCGGATTTCACGCGCCCCCTGGCGCGGACGGTTTTGAGGGGTTAGAGAATGGCAGGGCTTAGCGGGGCGTTGACTTCGATCGTCGTATCGATGTTGACATCGACTGCCGACGGCGTGAACGTGCGGATAGGAGCGATGGAACAGGCCGATTCAAGCCTGCAGGCCGCCGGGTTACAAACGATCGTGGCACTGAACGCGAGCGTCGAGATCAGCGAGAAGACCGGATATGTGCAGTATCCGGCATTGCTGGTTTATTGCGACAAGCTGTCGAACACGCTGAAGGAAAAGTTCAGACAGTTTTCGGGGAAAGCGCATGCCGTCGTGGAAGTCAGGTACTCGCAGGACAACCTGAACGGCATTGAGTCGAGCACAGAAGTATACGTAGATGCCGTCTGCGCTCTGCTCGACAACTCGCGAGGCGATTGGGGCTCCGGGTTGTTCTATGCGGGCGGATATGACGTGAGTTACGAGACGGTCGGGCGGGGCGGCAGGAATTTCCTGCAACGGGCAAAAGTGGGATTCGACGTGGAGGTCAGCAAGTAAGCGATGGCATATATTTCATCAAACGCAAACCGCTGGTATGTGGGGAGTGAGAGCGCCTATGGCCAGGTACCGGCAATGGCGCCGGGCAACCGGATTCCAGCTGTCAAGCTGACGGCGCAGCAGCAACGCGCGAAGAGTCAGCGCCAGGACAAGACGGGAAGCCGAACGTGGCAGGGAGTGCCGGCGGGGATGCGGTTGCAGACCTCGTTCGACATGACCACCTATATGAGGGACTGGCCCGATCCGGCGACATTCCCGTCCCATGGGCCGCTATTCGAGGCCGCCATGGGGGCGCCAGGGGTCCTGTGGGCCGGCAATACGGCCGCCGCGGGGTGCACGGCGTCGAGCATCGCGTTCGCTACGGCGCATGGGCTGACGGCGGGACAGGCTATTACATCGAGCGGCGAGATCCGCTTTGTAGCGTCGGTTACAGATTCGCAGACCGTCGTTTTGAGCGCGCCGTTTTCGGTCGCGCCGGCGGCGGGCGGCGTCATTGGCCAGACTGCAACCTACAGCCTCGCGGAACAACTGCCCAGCGTCAGCATTTTCGATTACTGGGATCCGGTGACAGCCGTGCAGAGAGTCCTGTGCGGCGCGGCGGTGGATGGATTGACTGTGAAGTTAAACGGCGACTTCCATCAGTTCGACTTCAAGGGAACGGCGCAGGATCTGATCGACAGCGCGTCGTTCACGTCAGGGCAAGGTGGATTAACGGCTTTTCCCGCGGAGCCTGCGCTGGATGGTTTCATTTATTCGCCGGTCCCGGGTAATCTGGGCGAAGTCTGGCTGGGAGTTTTCCCGAGTCAGTTCTTCTCCGTGTCTGCCGCATCGATTCAGATTCAAAACGATCTGGACACCCGATCGAAAGAGTTCGGGACCATTTTGCCGCTTGAGGTTGTGCCGGGTACGCGGACGGTTTCGGTGACGTTGGAATTGTTCGGTCAGGATAATTCGGCAACGACCGCGCTGTATCAGGCGGCGCGGCAACAGTCGCCCATCGGCATGATGTTCCAGTTGGGCCAGGTGCCTGGCCAACTCCTGGGAATCTATCTCAAAAGCCTTGTACCAAGCGTGCCGCAGTTCGATGACTCCGACAGCCGGCTGCAGTGGAAATTTTCGGACATGCGGGCACAGGGCACCGCGGAGGACGAAATCGTGGTGGCGTTCGGATGACAAGCCTGGCGCCTCTGAACGGCACGAGTTGGAACAGCAGGAAAGTGGTCGCATCGAAGGAGCACCCAGGTGTTGAATTCGTGATAGCGCGAATGAGTTTCGGACGCCGGATCGAACTGATGCGGAAGGTTCGCGATCTCGCGGTCCGCCTGGAGTATTTCGAAGCGGGCCGAGACGCAAAAAACGAAATGGAGGCCAGCCTCCTCGGGGCTGAGATCGACCGGCTTTACATTCGTTGGGGCCTTAACGAGATCCGCGGGCTGGAACTGGACGGCGCCCCGGCCACGGCCGACTCGTTGATCGAGAGCGGCCCGGAGGAATTGTTTCTGGAAGCGCTGACCGCTGTAAGGGCCGAGTGCGGGCTGGTTGAGAACGAAAGAAAAAACTGATCGTCGCATTCCACTTCCAACTCTCGAACCGGGCCGGGTGGAATTGCGTGAGTTGCCGGCAACACGGCCTGGAAGCAAAGCGCCGGTGCGGGTACCTGACGGATGAGAAGCGCGGCGAACCCCGCGTCGTTTGGGGGCGCCGACAGACGCAGGCCGAGGAATGCCCGAAGTCGCTGGTGACCGGCGAAAGCCTGGCGCTGCTTGAAGAGTTTTTTGTTCGGCGGCGGCTCGGGTCTAACGAACCCTTGGAAGAGATGCCGGCGCGCAAAGTGGATGCATTTCTGATTTTGCGGGATGAGATGGAGCGGGAGGAACGAGATGGCGAAGCACAGCATTGAAGAAACCTTTAAGGCGGTCAAGCCGAAAGGGCGAAAGGGAATTCCGAGCCCGCCGACGATCGGTGTGGGCGTGACGAGCAATAACAGCGATCTTGGCACCTCCCTTTCTCAGGCGGGGCAGCAAATCGCCCAATTGCAGGCGGCTTATCAGCAGCAGGCCTCGCTGATCACGGCCAATACACAGGCGATTCAGGGCAATACAACGGCGCAGAGCGCTCACTCGGCGTTGGGCACGGCGGGAAGTGTGGCGTCGAGCTTTCTCGGTGGTGGAGCGCTCGGGCTGCTTTCGCCGCTGATCTCGGGGATCGCGAGTTTGTTCGGTGGGAATTCAACGCCGAAGCCCCTGCCGATTTACATGCCGCCTCCGCCCGTCGCGATCAGCGCCGATTTGAATTCGGCGACACCGAACTCCGCGACCGCGAACGCGGCGAGCCCGGCACCCCCCACCGCCGGCAGTAGTCAGGCGGCTCCGACGCAGGTCACCGTGACTGTGAATGCGATGGACAGCCAGTCATTTATGGATCACAGCGACGATATTGCGAACGCGGTGCGCGAGGCGATGCTGAATATGCACCCGATCAACGGCGTGGTCGCGAGCCTGTAAGCCCATGGCCAACTTCCCCGTATTGAAGACCGGAGCGGTTGCGCAGTATCCGCTCGACCGCGGCGTGCGCTATTCGACACAGACCGTCCGGTTCATGGATGGAAGTCAACAAAACTTCCGGTTAATCGGGGTCGGGCTGCGGCGCTGGACGCTGAAACTCGATCTGCTTGACGAACAGGAACTGGGTGCGGTGATCGCCTTTGTCGAACAGCAGGGCAGCGCCACTTTTGCATTTACCGATCCGGTGACGGGCGACAACGTTGCAACGTGCATGATCTCGGGCCAACAGTTCGACGCCACGATGACGCGCGAACTGGACGGGCAGACAACTGTCGTCATTGAGGAGATCCCATGAGCTTTTTTCCACAGGTCGGCGCTGGATCGGTCGCTCAGTATCCGGTTACGCGTTCGCGAGGATGGCGGGCGATCGTCAATCAAATGGAAGACGGTGAAATCATCATGTTGCCGGACACAACCGCCGGGCAAATCAAGTGGAAGTTGTCTTATCGGGACCTGATCGCAGTCGAAGCCCAGAACCTCAACAATCTATTCACTGCGTCGCAGGGAGGATTTGCGCCGTTCACATTTATCGACCCGATGGCGAATTTGCTCGGATGGAGCGAGAGCCTCTCACAATCGTCCTGGCAGCTGGGATTGCTGCAGGCTGCCGCGGGGGTAACCGACCCGCTGGGAACCACCAGAGCATCGTCGCTTACCAATCCGAGTACCGGAGCGCAGTCGCTTCAGCAATCGCTGGGAGTGCCGGGGGACTATGTTGTCTGTTTCAGCGCCTGGCTAAGGAGCAGCGTGCCCGGTACCGTTATATTGCAGCGCGACGGTACAGCGCTCGCGGTAAGCGTGGGAACTGCGTGGCAACGGGCATTTGTGAATGGAACGGGCGTCAGCGGGGCCGTGCAATCGACCTTTTCCATTGCTCTCGCGGCGGGCCGGACAGTAGACGTTTGGGGGCTTCAGGTGGAAGTTCAGCCGTATCCATCCGCATACAAGCAAACCGTCGCGGCCCTCGGGATTTATCCGGAAACGTACTTCGCCAACGATGAATTGACGATCACGAGCACGAGCGTGGGCCTGTCCTCATGCGGGATCAATTTGGTATCACAGGTTTAAGAAAATGCAAAGCGAACTCACAGCCAAGGAACTGCTCAGCGCGGACACGCCGCTGTTTTTTTTCGACTGCACGCTGACCGATGGCACGGTGCGGCATTGGAGCAGCCAATCCGTAACCTGGAACGGAACGGCGTACGAAGGGCGCGTCATTCGCCAAAACCAGTTTGAAGCGCAGTTGGCCTCCGACACCCAGGTCGGCGGCCCACCCAAGCTCTCGTTCGAACTGGCGAATGCCGATTCCGAGCTCTCGGAGATCGAGCAGGAGACCGGTTTCAAGGGCGCCCAGCTCATAGTGCAGTCGGCATTCTTCGATCTGGTGGCCGGCGCAGCCACAACCGATTCGACCGTGGTTTTCAGTGGCCTGATGAATCCTCCGGACACGATCACAGAGACGACTTTCCGGCTGAGCGCGATGAATCGGATCTCGATGCAGCGCACCGTAGTGCCCAACGTGCGCGTGGAGCGAATGTGTCCGTGGCGCTTTCCGTCAACGGCCGCTCAGCGTCTGGAAGCGGTAAACGGCGGATCGTCGAAAGGGAAGTATTCATTCTTTTACCCCTGCGGATATTCTCCGGACCAGGCGAACGGAGTTGGCAATCTGGATGGCAACGTGCCCTTCACCAGTTGTGCCTATTCGCGTTCGGATTGCGAGCAGCGGGGAATGTTCACCAGCGATACGAGCGGCAACCAGACCGCCCGCTTCGGTGGCATCGAGTACCTGCCGCCCACCATTCTTGTCCGCGGTGCGGGGCAGTCGAATTCGCAGCTTTCGGCCATTCAGAGCAATACTGCGGCATACAACGACTTCGTGCCGCTGGTATATGGAACGCAATGGACGACGCCGGATGTGGTGTTCTCCCGGAACGACGGCAATCTCACGCGCATGGAAGTACTGCTCGGGATGGGCCAGATTCAGGGCGTTCTGACCGTCTTGGTCGACGATATCGTGATTCCGCAAGGCGTGAGCGGAATGAACATGACCTCGACCGGTTGGTACAACCTGATCAGTGCCGGAACGCGAAACGGAACCCAGGACCCGAATTTTACCGACGGGCACGGCAACTTGTTAGGCGACCCTTACGGCAGCATGGCTTATTTGTCCGTGGTGGTTCCGAACAGTATCAACGATGGAACCAGCATCCCGGAAGTTCAGGTACTGATGCAGGGCCTGCAGCTTTGGCAATTCGACACCAGCGGCAATTTCCTGGGTGCGCAGTTTTCGAGTAATCCGGCCTGGGTGTTGCTGGACATCCTGATGCGCTGCGGGTACACACTCGAGCAGATCAATACGATAAGCTTCGCGACGGCGGCGGCCTACTCCGATGCGCTGATTTCCGTGGACGACCCGGTCGGCGGCTACGTTGAGCTACCCAGGTTCCAGTGCAATTTCGCGCTGAACGTCAGCCAGAGCGCGGGCGAAATCATTCGTTCGATCCGGAACGGGGCCAGATTATATCTTGTCCTGAATTCAGCAGGGCTGTTGGAAGTGCGGGTTGAGAACACGTTCGCCCTTCAGCAGCCTGCCCTGCCGCCCGGAAGCAATTCAGTGAGCCCCTTTAACGGCGGCTGGCCGGGGTACGAATTCGACGCCACCTCGCTCGCGCGCAACAAGGATGGGAGTTCGAGCGTACAACTTTCGAAGCTGGGCGCACAGGACACCCCAAACCGGCTGTCGATCGAGTTTCAGGACAGCTTCAACCAATATCAGCAGGATAGTTTGTCTCTCGAAGACGAAGACGACGTGGACCTCTGCGGGCAGGAGGTCGCGGTCATCTGGGACGCGGTCGGAATCTCCACGTTCAGTCAGGCTTCGCGCATGTTGTTGCTGGGTCTGAACCGCGGCATTTCGGGAAACGTCTTTATCCAGTTTCAAACCAGCGTCAAGGCTCTCGCCTTGCTGCCCGGCGACCTCATCACCGTGACATACACCAAAGAAAATCTCGCGCGGACTCCCTTCCGCATCACGAAGATTTCACCGGGGAACAGTTTCCGGACAGCCACAATCACGGCGCAACTCCACGATGACGAATGGTATTCCGATACAGCGACGGGAATCAGCGGCGGCCTGGGCATACAATCCGGGCAAGGCTCGGGATTACCTGCGCCGGTGGCGGGTACGGTTATCGATGCCAATGGGAACCTGCAGTTGGGGATCACGGAAGCTGAGGTTACGGCCAGCGACGGCTCCTCGGATGTCGAGTTAAGCGTTTCCTTCACCGCGCCTTCGGGACAAATTGGCACTTTGACGGCCCCTCTGATCGGCCTCGCGCCTGTAGTCAGCCCGACAGGCGGAACGCTGGCGGGCGGGACCAATTACTTCTATACCGTAAGCACGGTGGACAGCAACGGCGGGGAGAGTCTGCTTTCGTTTATCGCGCAGGCGACCACCGTCGCCGGTGCCAACACGAATTCCGTTCTCATCGATGGGATTCAGCTTCCGGTCGGCAGCGTAAGCTTCAATGTTTACCGCGGCGCCAATCCGCAGTTGTTCTTCCGAATCGCCTCCGCGCAGACTTCCGCACCAGCATTTGTCGACACCGGGTTCCCTCCGCTGATGGTGCTTCCGCCCGACCCTCAGTTCGACCATGTAAACATCTATTGGCGCTGGGAACTGTTGCCGGAAGCCGCCGCTACCGTCTTTTCGACAACGACCGTGGGCAACACAGCTCTCGAACTGATCGTTAATCAGTATCAGTCGGCGATCGTGCGCATCACCAGAGGCACTGGTGCGGGGCAGGAATACGCGATCGTCAGCAATACGGCGACGACGGTGACGGTCGGCGTCCCGTGGTTGACCGAGCCGGATGCGACAAGCTTCTTCGTGATTGCCGAGAACTCCTGGAGTGCCGGCGTCAGTGGAAGCGTGAGCCCGATCGCGGTTGACGTTCCCGAACGCATCGGCGCCGGTATCGAGATTTCGGCGCGGGCGGCAAATGCGGCAAACGAGGAAGCGGCGTATGCCCTCTCGCCGCTCACACGCTGGGTGCTGGGGGAATCCGGCGGACTTGCAGCGGATTCCGGCGTTCCCCCCGCGCCGGTCTTCGGGCTGGTTCTCTCGCCGACAACCGGAGGCGTGCTGGATTTGGGCGCGAGCGCCTTCAGCACGCTGGTCAACACGCTCAGCATCATTGCAGGGACTTACACCTTCCACTATTACGACGAAGTCAATGGTGTGGCTCCGTTTACAATCACCACGGCGGTAGCCGCGACCGACACGAGCATCGCTTTCGGGACGACCTTCACCGCAGGCCAGTTGTTGCAGATCGAGCAGGAGATAGTTCTCGTCACCGGGACCAATTCCGACAGCAGTTCAATCGTCACGCGGGGCGCACAGGGCACAACGGCGGTTGCTTACGCGTCCGCGGTCCTCGCCTATCAGTTGGGTGAAAGCGTTGTGATCGTTCCCTTTATCAAGAGTTTCTTCGGAAGCCCCGCCAGCGGAGACTGGAGTTACACGGTGGCCCTGCCGAACGTCCGGCTCGCCAGCGCCGAACTCTTTATGACGAACGCGTTGGGCGAGGGTGCCACCACCATAAATCCCTACACCGGCACGATCGATTCAGGATTGCGAACCTTGGCCGGCGGCCAGTATTCGTTCCAGATCACCGGTTATCTGGCGATTCAGACGAACGCGGCGCCCGCCATTGTCGTGGACGCGGATCGGTCCGTACGGGACATTTACGCGATTGTCAACACGGCCCCGACGGGAGCTGCGATTATCCTGCAGATCAACCGTAACGGTGCGGCTTACGTATCGGTGCAAATCCCCGCGGGCGCGACAATCTCCAATGTTGCAGGCGGTTTCGGTCTGCCCGCCCTGCGGGCAGGTGATCAGTTGAGCCTTAATATCACCGGAGTCGGAACGACCGTTCCCGGCAGCGACCTGACGCTCATCATGCGTCTATGA